GAACCCGCGCATCGGTGCGACGTCGATCACCGAGGGCAACCTGAACGCGAACCTCTGGCCCGAGTTCGCGAAGTGGATGCAGCGGTCGACGTTCTTCACCGAGGCCTTCGCCTGGTCGAAGACGACCATCGTCTCGCGCAAGCACCCCGGCACCTGGTGGATTCAGGCGCGGACCTGGCCGAAGAAAGCGAACGCCGACCAACAGAGCGAGGCGCTCGCCGGCCTGCACGAAGACTATGCGATGTGGCTGCTCGACGAGATCGGCGGCTACCCGCAGGCGATCATGACGACCGCCGAGGCCGTCTTCGCGAGCGGCATCGAGACGAAGGTCGTCGCCGCCGGCAACCCCACGCACACGACCGGCCCGCTCTATCGCGCCTGCACGACCGACCGGCACCTCTGGTATGTCGTGACCATCACCGGCGACCCGGATGATCCGAAGCGGTCGCCGAACATCAGCCTCGACTACGCGCGCCAGCAGATCGCCAGCTACGGCCGCGAAAACCCGTGGGTGATGGTGAACGTGCTCGGCCAGTTCCCGCCGTCGAGCATCAACGCGCTGCTCGGCGTCGAGGACGTCGAGGCCGCGATGAAGCGACACCTACTGAGGCACCAATACGATTGGGCGCAGAAGCGGCTCGGCATCGACGTCGCGCGCTTCGGCGACGACCGCACGATCATCTTCCCGCGCCAGGGCCTCGCCAGCTTCCGCCCGGTGACGATGCGCACGCAGAACACCATGAACATCGCCGCCAGGGTGATGCGTGCGCAAACGCAGTGGGAAGCCGAGCTCGTGCTCGTCGACGATACGGGGCATTGGGGCCACGGCGTGATCGACGCGCTGAACACGGCGAACTATCCGGCGGTCGGCATCAACTACAGCGAGCGCGCCATCGATCCCCGCTACAAGAACCGGCGCGCGGAGATGTGGCTCGAAGGCGCGAAGGCGATCAAGAACGGCGCGGCGCTGCCGAATCTGCCCGAGGCGATCGCCGAGTTCACTGAGCCGACCTACACCTACGTCGGCGGTGTGTTCCTGCTCGAAGAGAAGGATCAGATCAAGGCGCGGCTCGGCGTCTCGCCCGACATCGCCGACGCCTACATGCTCACCTACGCGCTGCCGGATATGCCGGGCGCGATGCGGCAGGCACTCGGCCAGGCGCAGCACGTGCGCACCGGCGACAGCGTCGACCAGGTGCTGCACTCGGGCGCCGGCCGCGCGCTGACGGGCGACGACGTTGAGTGACGACGAGGAAGGGCCCTATGCGAACATCCGCGACCCGGAGCTGCTCGGGCCGTTCGTCGGCCAGCGGTGCATTGAGATCACGCAGCACGATCGTGAAGAGTTCCTCGAAGACCACGTGAGCTACATCGCGCTGCATTTCGAGAACGGCTACACTCTGACCTTCGAGATCAACGACGACTGTCACTTCACGATTTCGCCGCCGGATTCGACCGAAGAGACATGACGCACTTCGTGCTCGACGTCGTCGTCGACTCACCGGCCGAGCAGCTCTCCCTGCTGCTGTGGCTGCGGAAGTGGCAGCAGTTTCATCACCAGGCGACGATCAGTGTGAGGGACGCCGATGATCAAAAAGTCAAAGGGCGGCGGCTACCAGGTGAAAAGCGAGTCGGGTAAGAATCTCTCGAAACCGGGCATGAGTCACGCGGCCGCGGTGAAGCGGCTGCAGCAGGTCGAATACTTCAAGCACAAGGGGAAACGGTGAACGACGACATGGGCCGAGAAGCCAAAGCACGCGAAGACCGCACGCCGATCCAGCTCCTCGAAGAGAGCGTCGCCGGCCAAATGGAGCACCTCGAAAACCTGCTGAAGCAGCACGAGGAAGCGAGCGCCGATCGCGAGCGTCGGCTGCGCGCGCACCTGGTGCGGATGCAGGGCCTGGAGCTCACCGGGCACGTGCGCATCTTCGGCATCAGGTTCCCGATCGCGCTCTGCTTCTCGCTGCCGAAGCCGCCGAAGGCGCATTGATCAGCGTCCGCGCGATCACCGAAGACGATCGCGCCGCGGTCGTCGAGCTCGCGCTGCCCTTCTGCTTGGCCGAGCCGTGGGCCGAGCTCCTGGCCGACGTCGATCACGCGGCCGCCATTCACCGCCGGCTCGATTTCGTCTTCAGCCTGGGCGACCGCGGCGTCTGCCTGGTCGCCGTCGAGGGCGAGCGCCTGGTCGGCTGCCTGGCCCTGGCCGTCGCCGAGCACGACCTGACGGCCTCGCTGATGGCCGACGAGATCGCCTTTTGGGTGCTGCCTGAGCGCCGCGCGACGTCGGCGGCACACCAGTTATTGCGCTGTGCTAGCGATTGGGCACACTCCCGAGGGGTCAAAACGCTTAGAATGTTCGCGCCGATGGGCTCGCGGCTTGGCACACTCTATGAGCGCAACGGCTACCTCGCACTCGAAACGGCTTATCTGAAGAGGCTTGCATGAGTTTCTTCACCGGCGGCGGCGGGACGACGGCCCCGCGCGACCCGACCCAACGCATCGGCGATCAGGGCCGCACCGGCAACATCGGCGGATACGACGCGGGCGGCAGCACGGGCGCCGGCCGGAAGAACGTCAACAACGCGCCGATCGTCGGCCAGGCGATGACCCGCGAGGAATACAAGGCCTCACAGATGCCGGCGCCGCCGCCATCGACGGCAGCGGCCGCCTCGCTGGCGCAGGGCGGTGCCAAGTCGGCCGCCGAGCGTCAGCGGAAACGCGCGGCCGCCGGCGAGCAGCTCGTCGCCGGCGCCGGCAAAGCCGGGCCTCTCGCCAACCTGCAAGCGAAGACGTTGATCGGAGCCTGACCCGATGCCGAGTTACATCGACGAAGCGACGAAGCGGATGCGCTACGAGGCGCTGCGCTCGGAGCTGTGGCGCGAGCGGGCGACCTTCGACGCGCACTGGCAGGAGCTCGCCGACTACATGATGCCGCGCCGCACGCGGTTCTGGGCCGGCGACCGCAACCGCGGCGACAAGCGCAACCAGAAGATCATCGACTCGACGGGCCGCTTCGCCGCGCGCACGCTCGCCTCGGGATTGCACGCCGGCCTCACCTCGCCGGCGCGCCCGTGGATGAAGCTGACGACGCCCGATCCCGACCTGGCCGAGTTCGGCCCGGTGCGCGAGTGGCTGCACGTCGTGACGCTGCGGATGCTCACGATCTTCGCGACGTCGAATCTCTACAACGTGCTGCCGCTCGTGTATCTCGACCTGGGCATCTTCGGCACCGCGGCGATGTCGATGATGCAGGACAGCAAGGATCTCTTTCGGGCCTACAGCTACCCGACCGGCAGCTTCGCGCTCGGGATGGATCATCGCGGCATGGTGTCGACCTTCGTGCGCGACTACGAGCTCACGGTGCGCCAGGTCGTCGAAGAGTTCGGCGTGCAGGAGAACGGCCGCACGATCGACTGGAGCAACATCAGCGCGACGGTAAAAGACCTGTGGGATCACGGCAACTACGAGCAGGCGATCGAAGTCACTTGGATCGTGAAGCCGAACGAGAACGCGAACCCGAACCGCGTGCAGTCGAAATACCTGCCGTTCATTTCGTGCCACTTCGAGACGGGCAGCCGCTCGATGCTCTCGTCGAACACCTCGCTCGATCAGCGGAAGTTCCTGCGCGAGTCGGGATTTAAGACCTTCCCGATCATGGCGCCGCGATGGGACATCACCGGCGAAGACAGCTACGGCACCGACTGCCCCGGCATGACGGCGCTGCCTGACGTGAAGCAGCTCCAACTGATGCAGAAGAAAAAGGGACAACTGATCTCGAAGGCGGTCGACCCGCCGCTCGTCGGGCCGTCGACGCTGCGCACGCAGAAGACGTCACTGCTCGCCGGCGACATCACGTATAACGACTCGCGCGACGGCATGGCCGGCCTGCGACCGATCCACGAAGTGCGGCTCGAAGGGTTCCAGCATCTGACGAGCGACATGCGTGAGGTGCAATTCCGCATTCAGCGCGCGTTCTACGAGGATCTCTTCCTGATGATCGCGACGAGCGACGAGAAGCTCGGCGCGCAGCGGCCGACCGCCAGGGAGATCGACGAGCGCCACGAAGAGAAGCTGCTCGCGCTCGGGCCCGTGCTCGAACGCACGAACGACGAGCTGCTCGACCCGATCGTCGACCGCGCCTTCGACCTGATGGAGACGAACGGCCTGCTGCCGCCGCCGCCCGAGGAGCTCCACGGCGTGAAGCTGAAGGTCGAATACATCAGCATCCTCGCGACCGCGCAGAAGCTGGTCGGCGTCGCGGCGCAAGATCGCTTCCTGCAGTCGATCGGCGCGATGGTCGAGCAAGGCTTCACCGACGTGATGCACAAGGTGAACCCGTTCCGCGTCGTTGACGACTACGCCGACATGCTCGGCGTCGACCCGCGCATCGTGCGCAGCGACGAAGATGCGCAAGCCGACGTCGATAGCGTGCGGCAACAGCAAGCGGCGGCGCAGGCTGCGGAGACAGCGAAGAACTTCGGCCAGGCCGCGGCCGCCGGCGCGAAGGCTCCGCTGACAGGTGACACCGCGCTCGCGCGCATCGTGAACTCTGCGAGCGGCATCCCGGCGGCATCGGTGCCCTAATGGCACGGCCGACCGCACTCACGGGCAACGCGGCCGATCCGCGGCTGGTGAAATACGCCGGCAGGAAAGGAAAGGAGCAGCAGCACCTCTTCGACGAGGCGCTACGCGCGGCGATGATGCAGCCGGCGGTGCGCCTGGTGATGTGGGAGATCCTTAGCCGCACGGGGATCTACGAAACGATCAACGAGACGAACGCACAAATTTATTACCTCACGGGCCGGCGTAACTTCGGCCTGGAGCTGCTCGCGGATCTCACGCGCGTCGACGAGAACCTCTATCTAGCGATGGAGACGGAAGCGCGCGCGAGGAAGCGACTGCTCGATCGGGAAACCGCTGCGGTGCAGACCGCACCCGCGGTGAATAACCAGGGAGACGACCAATGACCACCGCTGCCGCCGGCCAGGGTAACACCGACGCCGCCGCCGCAGAAGCCGCAGCCGCTGCAGCCGCTGCCGCTTCAAAAACTCCTGAGCAAGTCGCGCAGGAGACGAAAGCCGCCGAGGATGCGAAAGCCGCAACCGACGCGGCCGCGAAGAAAGCCGCTGACGACGCTGCTGCGAAAGCTGCGGCCGATGCAGAGGCTGCGAAGTCAAAGCCGCCGGCGAAATACGAATTCAAGAAACCGGACGGCAGCGACTACTTCCTCACCGACACTGCGATCAAAGAGTTCGAGGCCAGGGCCCGAGCAAAGGGCTGGAACCAGGAACAGGCGCAGGCGGTGCTCGAAGAGGAAAGCGGGCTCGTGATGGCGCGATCGAACGCCTGGCGAGCGGAGACGGAGGCCGATCCCACGTGGGGCGGCGAGAAGCTGGCCGAGACGAGGCGTCTCGCGGATCTCGCACTCGACAAGGTCGCTCCAAAAGACGATCCGATCGGTGCACGATTCCGCGCTCTGATGTTACAGGGCGCTGCATTTAACGAGCTCTCAGTCGTCGCGACGCTCGCGCGCCTGGGAAAAATGATGGCGGAAGATACGCCGCTTGTCGGCGGCGCCGGCGCAGCGAAGAAAGGTGACGGCAAGAACCCCTCGACGCTCTACGATCACCCCACTTCGATCGCGCTCAATGCGGAGTCGACAAAAGGCACGTAGCTCCCGCCTGGGAGAGCTGCTATGCGTTTGTTCTGTTTGATGGCGCTGTGCGTCATCGCGTTGTTTTCGATCGATCTCAGTGCGGCGACGGCGGCCGCACAGCACTCGGCTGCGGCCGGCAGTTGGGTGTGGAAGGTCGGCCTCGTCGTCGCGTTCGGCGCGGCGCTCGGGACCGGCAACCTCACAATGGCCGATTGGGCGAAGCGTCTCGACCCTGACGGGAAGGTGCCGATGATCGTTGAGCTGCTCGGGCAGACCAACGAGATCCTTACCGACATGGTGTGGCGCGAAGGCAACCTGCCAGTCGGACACCGCACGACGGTGCGCACCGGCCTGCCGACCGTCGCATGGCGTCTGCTCAACCAGGGCATCACGCCGAGCAAGTCGACCACGGCGCAGATCGATGAGCAGTGCGGCATTCTCGAAGCCTGGTCGGAAGTCGACAAGGATCTGCTGTTGCTGAACGGCAACGCGGCATCGTTCCGACTCTCTGAGGCGAAGGCCTTCATCGAAGCGATGAATCAGGAGATGACGCGCGTGCTGTTCTACGGCAACGGCGGCGTCAACCCCGAGCAGTTTACCGGGCTGAGCGTGCGGTATAGCTCCTCGACCGCGGCGAACGGCAGCAACGTCATCAAGGCCGGCGGCGCCGGCGCCGACAACGCGAGCATCTGGCTCATTTGTTGGGATGAAGAGACGGTCACGGGCATCTTCCCGAAGGGCTCGAAGGCCGGCCTCATTCACGAAGATTTCGGCGAGGTGACGGCCGAAGTCACCGCGGGCCTGCCGGGCTCGCGGATGCGCGTCTTTCAAGAGCGGTTCCAGTGGAAGCCGGGGATCGCGCTGAAGGATTGGCGCTACGTCGTGCGCATCTGCAACATCGACGTCAGCGACACCGACGCGGCGAACATCAAGACCATCATCACCAATATGGAGACGGCGCTCGAAACCCCGCCGAACAAACTCGGCAAGCCGGTCTTCTATATGAACCGCACCATGCGCCGGCTGCTGCGTCGTGAGGCGCGCGAGTCGGTCGGCAGCGGCGGCGGCCTGACCTACGAGAACTTCGACGGCAAGCGCATCCTCGTCTTCGGCGATACGCCGGTGCGCCTGGTCGATCAGCTCCTGAACTCAGAAGCGGTCGTGCCGTAGACAGTTCCCGACGTCGGGAGGTTGCAGCCGCACGCTTGCGGTTGTGTGGTTTGGTTCACTTTTGAGGAGAGACGGAATGTATATCGACTCTTTGCTCCGAGTCTGCAACGCGCAGGCTTTTACGGGCGCGGCGGTGTCGGCGAGCTCGATCGACCTGGGCCTGCCTGGCGGCGTCGGCACCCCGCCGAAGCGCGAGATCGCGACCGGCGAACCAATGGGCTACGGGATCAGCGTCGGCGTCGCCGCGTCATCGACGACGGTGCTCGTCGAGCTCATTCAAGCGACTGATGCCGCGCTCACCGCCGGCATCATCGTCCACGATCAGCGCACGTTCTTGTCGGCCGACATGCCGCTCGGCGCGTTGATCTTCATGCCGCTGCCGCAGGGGCACGTCGTCGCGGGCTGGCTGCAGTTTCAGGGCATCCGCGTGACGCCGGCCGGCGGCGCGGCGACCGTGACGCTCAGCGCCTGGCTGACGTCGCACGACGCCTTCAGCGTGCTCGCGAAGACCTACGCGAAGAACTACATCCCGTAGGGGCTGCGCTCGTTCGATCCGTGGCGCCGGCGTCGCTCAATTCCTGGGCGGCGGCCGGCGCCTTTGCCACATAGGAGCGTTCCTCGATGCCACCCGAAAGCAAGACACCCCCCAAGCCAGCGCGCGCGCCGAAGTTCAAGGTCGTCGCCGTCGCGGATGGCTACTACGACAACAAGCTGCGGCGCACCGGCGACGTGTTCTTCATCGACGGCACGCTGCCGACCGCCGATCAGATCAAGCGCAAGGATGGCACCGTGCGCGATCCAAAGCTGCCGCTGATGCTCGGCAAGTGGATGCGCCCGGCGCCGGCCGACGCACAGCCGCACATCACGAGCAGCAACGAAGTCATCCGCCGCGAGAATGCCGCGACCGCAGCGTCGAGGGCCGAGGGCGGGACCGTGTCGCCTGGCGATCACGACGACGATCCGCTTGGCGCCGGCGGCGACTAGATCACTGTGCGATCGCGCGGGGCGAGAGTAACCGATGGCTAAAACACAATTCCTCGACTACACGATTTACCTGACCGACGCGGCGCTCGTGCAGGAGCTGCAGAGCACCCCGCACGCCGGCGCTGCCGGCTCGGGCTCAGGTGCTGGCAGCGCGATCGGCCGCATCATCATGGCGCCGACCGTTGCCGCGACGACCTACAGCGCGCCGATTCAGGAAGAGTCGACCGCGATGTCGGCGCCGAGTATTCGATCGGAATGGTTCACCACCGGCAACAACTTCCCGCGCGATCAGCGCACCTTCGATCGCTGTAACGGCGGCTGGTTCGGCATCTGCTTCCTCTTCGGCACGACGACGCATTTCTACTGGCGCGGCAAATTCGAGTGGATGCCGAAGCTCGACACGACGGCGCCGACCGGCGCCGCGAAGAGCATCATGCCGCAGCGGCGCTACATCGACGGCGCCGAGCTCGCCGGCTCGACATCGTTCGGTGAGGGCGGCTCGGGCAACATGACCGACGTCGTCAGCAAAGCCGCGTCGCGACACCTGCAAGGCTTCGGCTATTGGGCCGACCGGCAGGCCCTTGAGCGCATCCACGTCTTCAACGAGGCCGTGCCGGGGCACGTGCAGGATTCGCAGGGATGGGATCGGTTCTACTTCCGGCTCCGCAAATACCCGACCGCGAAGCAGCGCATTTTCAAAACCTCGGGCACGGTGTCGGCGACGTCGGGCGTCGAGATCGGTGTGCTCGCGACCGGGCAGATCACGCTGACGAACATCGACAGCGCCGGCAGCGAAACCACGATCGCGACGGTCGCGTTACCGATCGCGTTGAACCGCTGGACGAAGGTCGATCTGATCTTCCGCTATGGCAACGCGCTCGGCGGCGCCGGCGTGCAGCTCTTTCTCAACGGCGTGCTCGCGATCATGAAAGATCCGCTTGGCGACACCGTGGGGCTCGGCCAGGCGATCGGCATCGCCAACTGTCGACTCGGCACCGGCGCCAGCGCACACAACGAAATTTCGATTCAATACGACGATTGGATCGGCGCCGATCTGCTCTCTGGAATGCTGAACGGCGAAGACTGGAACCACGGCAGCCGCGTCGCGTGTCTCACCGCGAAGGCGTTCGGCTCTGACAACGCGGCGAGCTGGCTCGCCGCCGGCGACTGGCGCGTGCTCACGCAGCGACGCCCGATCACGACGCCTGTCACGCGCCTGCAGAACACGACGAGCGGCGCGCGGCTCTGCATCCTGACAAACGCCGATCTCGAAGTCGACACCGAAGAGGGCCAGCTTGGCGTGATGGGGATGGTGATCGGCGTGCTCGGCTTCGAGGCCGGCGGCATCGGCGGCAACCTGGGCTATCGGTTGCCAGGCGGCGGCGCGGCGGTGACGACGGCGGTCACGCAGGACGCTGCCAACTATCTTTGGCGCTCGGCCTACTACGTGCCTTCAGGCCTGACGAACCCGGTGACGCCGTTCGCCGGCACTGAGCTCGTCTTCGACCACGGGGCCGCAGCGAGCGCGCAGAACGTCGCGATCCTGGCGGCGGCCGCTGAGGTGATCGGCGTGTTCGGGCCCGAAGACATCGTGCCGAACGCACAAAGCGGCAACCTCACGCCGGCGCCGCCGCAGGCGCTCGCACAGCAGACGGCGCAATACGTCAGCGATGTGAAGGCGGCGCTCGTCGCGATCGGCACGCCGCTGAACAGCAATTGCGGCGCGCACGAGATCACGAAGCGCGTCGCTTGGGGCCTACGCGATGCGGGCGCCGGCCTGCAGATCAAAACCTCGGGCGCCAACTGCAACGGCAAGGCGGTCGCGATCATCATGTTCCCGAGCGGCCGCGCCGTCGACATCCTGGGCGATGCCGGCGGGGCGAATACGCCGCAGTGGAATGAGATCGCGGCGCTCGACCCGGCGCTCTACGCGCTGCCCGAAAACCCTGGCGACGACGATGCACTGCGCGGCGGCCGCGTCGAGCACCTCGGGCTACACAATGCGCCCTACCCGCGATCGCCGTGGGCGCGTCGCGGCACGCCGCCCTTCTCGCCGGTCGGCCTGGTCACGGGCACCTACGTCGGCAACGGCACGAGCGTGTCGAGTTTCAAAGAGCTGACCTTCCGCTTCCCGGTCAACTTCCTGATCATCCGCAGCACGTCGGCGCAGACCGGCGTGATCTGGTGGAGCTCGCTGATCGGCGGGCATCAGGATGGCGGCCAGGAGATGAGGAACAACGCGCCCGTCGCGGCGCTGATCGATCCGACGTTCCCTGGTGCACCGCCGGCGGTCGACGCGCAAGAGCAGCAGACCGTCGTGCGTATCACCGGCAACGACAACAGCAGCAACGCGAACGGCATCACGTATCAATACACGGCCTTCTGCGATCCGGCGATGCGGTTCTGCAACGCCGGCGCGCTCTTCACGCGCAACGCCAATCTCGATTTCGTGACGACGCTCGACAATGAAGGCTTCACGCCCGACAACGTGTGGCTCGCGACGGAGCTGCGCGGCGGCGGCGCCTCGGGCGGGATCTGGTATCGCGGGCCAGGACACACCGCGCAGAACGCCAGCCAGCTCAATACGTCAGAGACGGCGCTCGCGTTCAGCTTCGCGAAGGGCACCATCACGAGCAAGACTGCGCTCACTAACAGCGCCTGGCACCAGGTCGGCTACCTCGCCTTCAGGAAGAACGACGGCAGCGGCGACGCCAACATCGGCAAGGTGCTCGCGACGACGAGCTACACCGGCGACGGCAACGCCTCACGCACGGTCGGGATCTTGATGGGCGGACAGCGGCCGGCCTGGGCGATGGTCGTGCCGCACAACGGCGCGGCGTTCATTCGCGACGTCTCGCACACCGGCACGAACTCGCTGCAGTTTCCGACCACGAACAACGCCGCGACCGGCATCACGGGCGGCGGCATCGACTCGATCAGTGTCGGCTCGGCGCTGAACACCAACGGCATCATCTACGACGTCTTCGTCTTCCCTGGCAGCACGACGGCCGGCAACGCCGGATTTTCAATTAACGGTGAATTCATCGTCGTCGCGCCTGACTCGCCGACCGGCGGCGACATCTTCGGCGGCGGCTTGTGGGATGGCACGCCGCCCGATCCTGAGCTGAACCCCGACGAACCAGACGGCGGCGGCGGCGCCGGCACGAACCCGACGCTGCCCGATGGGCAGACCGGCACCGATTTCCAAACGACCTGCATCGAGGCGACGACCTTCATCATCAACCAGGCGCTGTCGCACATCGGCGTCTCGAAGCAGATCGGCGACATCACGACGGAGCTCAGCGAAGAGGCGACGACGTCGCGCCTGCACTACGTCGACGACATCAGCGCGGTGCTCCGCGATCACCCCTGGCAGTTCGCCACGCGCTACGCGCGCCTGGTCCTGGTCGCCGGCACCGACACCGTGCCCGTCAACGGCGATTGGCAATACGCCTACCGCGCGCCGACAGACATGATGTTCGCGCGGCGCATCGTGAACCCGAACCTCGTCGGCCGCGAGTGGGATGCGAACCCGCCGAAGTGGCGCCTCGGCTCGGATGACACCGGGCTCCTGATTTACACGAACGAGTCGCCGACGAGCGGGCAGCCCGACAACGTCACGCCGCAGCTCGAATACACGATCCGCACGAGCTGCGCGGCGCTGCAGGGCGATTCGATCTTCCGCGAGGCGCTCGCCTGGCGGCACGCCTTCAGCCTGGCGCCGGCGCTCGCGAAGGACGACAAGAAAGCAGCGTTCTGCCTGCAGGTGTATCAGGCGATCAAGTCGACCGCGGCGACGGTCGGCAGCAAGGAAGTGCAGCAAGCGCACGAGGGCGATGTCGACTGGATCGCGGGGAGAGACTGAGGGATGAGCGACACCATCTTTCAACGCGCCCTGGCCGGCGGCGAGCTGGCGCCCGAGCTCGCGGCGCGCGCCGACCTGGCGAAGTATCAGTCGGCGCTGCGCACCTGTAAAAACTGGATCGTGCAGCGGCACGGCGGCGTCGCGAACCGGCCCGGCACGCGGCACGTGTTCGAGTCGAAGACGAGCTCGACGTCGACGTTCTTGCTGCGCTACGTGAGCGAAGTCGTCGGCGAGTCAGTGCTGATCGAGGCCGGCGCGAACTACCTGCGCTTCTACAAGCAGGGCGCGCTCGTGCGGCTCACCGGCGTCGTCGCCTGGAACGCCGGCACAAACTACGTCATCGGCGACATCGTCGTGCAGGGCGGCGTGAACTACTACGCCGTCAAGGCAGGCATCAACCACGTGCCGCCTAACGCGACCTTCTGGTATGCGATGCCGACCGACATTCTCGAAGTGCCGACGCCGTTCGGCAACGCCGGATTCGACTGGTCGCAAGAGGGCCGCGTGATCACCATGAGCTCGCCGGTCGCACAGCCCTACGAGCTGATCTACAGCTCGCTGACGCGCTGGACGATTCAGGCGGTGAACACGCAGCCGGCGATCGATCCGCCGACCGGCATCGCGATCGCACCGGGCGCCGCCGGCACGCTCAACTTTCACTACGTCATCACGTCGGCCGCGCTCGACACCTACGAGGAAAGCATCGCGAGCTCGATCGCGCAGCTCCTGGGCGTCGTCGAGGGCACGCCGGCCGCCCCGCACGTGCTCACCTGGACGCCGCCGGCGCAGCTCGCCGCCGAGTATTACATCTACAAAGATCCCTACGGCAACGGCACGTATGGCTTCATCGGCACGGCGACCGGGCAGACGACCTTCAACGACGTCGGCTTCACGCCTGACTTCGCGGTGACGCCGCCGCAGCCGCGCGTGCTCTTTCAGACGACCGACGATTTCCCCTCGCACGTGACGAACTATCAGCAGCGCCGATTCTTCGCGAACACGAACCATAACCCCGACGCCATCTTCGGATCGCGCGTCGGCTTCCGCAGCAACTTCAACATCAGCAGCCCGCTGCAGGATGACGACTCGATCACGTTCCGCATCGCCGGCAACCAGAACAACCCGGTTCGCTTCATGCTCGGGCTGAAGACGCTGATCGTCGGCACCGATGGCGGGATCTGGACGGTCGGGCAGTCGAAGACGCCGCTCACGCCGGCGAACCTGCCCGCGGACCAGGAAACCTACGCCGGCGTCGCCGACGTGATGCCGGTCGTCATCGGCAACGCGATCATCTACGTGCAGGCGAGGAAGACCATTCTGCGCGACGTGCGCTTCGAGCAGGAAGTCGAGGGCCTCGCCGGCCGCGACCTGACGCTCTTTTCCGCGCACCTCTTCGACGGCTACAGCATCGACGAGATCGACTATCAGCAGGTGCCGCACTCGATCGTCTGGTGCTGCCGCAGCGACGGCACGCTGCTCGGCCTGACCTACATCCGCGAGCAAGATGTGTGGGGCTGGCACCGGCACACGAGCGGCGCAGGCGCGCTCTTCGAGGATGTCTGCGTCGTGCCCGAGCCGAACGAGGATGTCGTGTATCTGCTGGTGCGGCGCACGATCGGCGGCGTGTTTAAACGATACATCGAGCGCCTCGAAAGCCGCATCATCCTGAACTTCAACGCCGACGCCTTTTTCGTCGACGACGGCCTGACCTACTCGGGCGTGCCCGTCACGTCGATCAGCGGCCTCGACCACTTGAACGGCCAGGTCGTCGCCGTTGTGGCGGATGGGCAAGTCATCTTCAACGGCGACCCGAGCGCGACGAACGTCGCCGAGTTCACCGTCGCCGGCGGGACGATCTCACACGTCTTCAACCCGGCGGCGAGTATCATCCACGCAGGCCTGCCGATCCAGTATGCGGACATCGAGACGCTGACGCTCGACGTCAACGGCTCCGCGGTGCGCGACAAGAAAAAGCGCGTGGGCACCGTGGCGGTGCTGCTGAACGAAAGCTGTCGCACGTTCTGGTGCGGCCCGTCGACGACACGGTTGAAGCAGGTGAAGGTGAAGCCGCACGAGCTCGGCACCGAGGGCGTGCCCTTCACCGGCCAGGAGCAGATCACGATCGAAGCGAGCTGGCAAGAGGAAGGGCGGATCGTCATCCGGCAGATCGATCCGCTTCCGATCACGGTGCTCGGCCTACTGCCGACGTTTGAATTGGGAGGGTAGCGATGCGTGCGAAAGCGTTCTATCTGTTGATCGGCGTGCTCCTGGTGCTCGGCCTGCAGGCCCCGGTGCGCGCGCAGCCGGCCTTTCTGACGATCCAGCCATCACAGCAAGCCGGCATCACCGCGACCACGCTCACGCGGAACACGACGAACCTACCGACCGGCACGACAGGCCTCGACATCTTGATCAACGTCACGGCCGGCGGCACCGCCACGGGCACGCTGCAGCTCTATATACAGGACAGCGTCGACGGCGGCACGACCTGGGATGACGTCGTCAGCTCGCTGACCTTCGCGTTCGGCGCGGCCGCGGTGACGCAGCGATTCTTCGTCAACGGGCTGCTCGTGCCGTCGACCATCACGACCGCCACGTCGACGAACACGACGCAGGGCTCGGCGGTGTCGGTCGAGGCGATGGCGGCCGGCAGCGCGCGGCAGGGCCCCTTCGGGCTGATGTGGCGCGTGCGCGAGAAAGTTTCCGCGCCAGCCGGATCGCCGGTCGGGCCGACCTACACGATCACCGCGGTTGCAACGAGGATGTTCTGATGCCGCAGAAGCTCGTCAGCATGAAGATCACGAAGGCCGATCGCAAGGCGCAGCAGGAGAAATACGCGACCGCCTCGCCGGTCGACGGTGACGCCTACCCCTACGGCCTCACCGTGCGACTCGATAACGAGTCGCTGGAGAAGCTCGGGCTCGACGTCAGCGACTACCCGGTCGGCGACACGGTCATGCTGATCGCGACGTGCGAGGTGTGCGAGACGAGCGCACGGCAGTCGGTCGTCGGCGGTGAGAACCAGAACCTCACGCTGCAGATCACCTCGATGTGTCTCGAAGACGCGCCGGCGAAGAAAAACTCGTCGGCCGACGTCGCGGCGGCGCTCTACAAGGAGTAACCCGATGGGATGGGCGCTCGCGGCTCCGCTGATCATTCAGGGTGTCGGCACCGCGATTTCGTATTTCGGTCAGAAGAAAGCCGGCGACGCAGAGCTCGCCTCGGCGAAGGCGCAGCGCAAAGCGGCCGAGAGCGGCGCCGATCTGCAAGACTTCAACGCGAAGATCGCCGACCTGCAGGCGCAGGACGCCGTCGAGCGCGGCGCCGAAGACGAGAGCCGCTATCGCAGCCAGGTGCGCGGCGCGATCGGCACGCAGCGCGCCGGCATCGCGAGCCAGAACATCAAGGTCGGCTTCGGCTCGGCCGTCGACGTGCAGGCTGATGCCGCGTATCTCGGCGAGCTCGACGCGCTCAGCATCCGCAACAACGCCGCGCGTGAGGCCTGGGGCTTCAAGATGCAGGCGACCGACCTGCGCAAGCGGGCCGAGATCGCGCGGAAGGAAGGCGTGTATCTGGAGGCCGCCGGCCAGCAGGCGAAGGCGGCGCGCAACCTGGCCGCGGTCGGCACGCTGGTGAGCGGCGCATCGTCCATGCTGCAGACGCGCTACGGGTTTGAACGCGCATCGAGGGGCTGATGGCAACTGTCGATCTCTATCGGATGCGCAAGGTCGGCACGCAGGCCCTGCCGGGCGTGCGGATGACGGCCGCTGAGACGGCGCTCTCGGAAGGCGCCGGCGTCGAGCAAGAGCGCGCGCAGAAGTTCGACCAGGTGACGCGGCTCGGGCAGCGCGTGACGCTGCTCGGCCAGGAGCTCGGCGTCGAGAAGGCCGACACGCTCGCCTGGGAAACACAGAAGGCGAACACGCTCAAGGCGCTGCAGACGTCGAACGATCTCGACCAGTGGACCGCGACCGCGCTCTACGATCCGAAGACCGGCGCGCTGCTGACGAAGGGCCCGGCGACGCTCGGTATCACGCAGAAGGTGCTCGACGATTTCGACAAGAAAAGCGGCGAGATCGCGCAGGGCCTCAGCAACGACACGCAGCGCATCGCCTTCGCGAAGCAGCGGCAGCAGCAGCGGCTCTCGATTCAGGTCACGCTCGATCGGCACGCCGACAGCGAGATGCAGAAGTATCGTGCCGACGAGCTCAACTCGTTCGTCACGAACCAACGGGCGAACGCTGTCGCGAACGCGAACGACCCGCGCATCGTCGCTGTCAACCTGCACACCGCGGAAGACGCGATCAACCTGCACGCGCCCGAGCTCGGGCTCGGCCCCGAGAAGCAGCAGGAGCTGATCGAGGCGACGCGCACCTCGACGCACGCCGGCGTCATCATGGCGCTGCTCTCACAGCAGCAGGTGAAAAAAGCGCAGGCCTACTTCGACCACGCGAAAGACGAGATCACGGTCGGCGACACGCGCGCGACCCTGGAGAAGCAGCTCGACGTCGCCGGCACGAAGCAGCAGGGCCTCGACGCCTCGACGAAGATATGGGATCAGCTCGGGCCGAAGGGCGAGAACGATCCGATCAACATCGACAAAATGGAAGACGCCGCGCGGAAACAGTTCGCGAACGATCCCGACGCGCTCGAAGCGACGATGCACTTCCTGCGCGAGCGCAAGAGCGCGACCGATGCCGGCCGCAAGGACCGCGAAGAGGCGCAGCTCGGCGGCCTCTGGTCGAAGGTCGCCGCCGGCGCCGGCCTGGCGGAAGTGTCGCGCGATCCGGCTTACCTCGCGGCACCTGGTCGCGTGCAGTTGCAGGTCAACGACTACATCCTCGGCCGCGCCGAGCGCGAGGCGAGCCGGGCGTATGCACAAGAGGGCCGCGCCTACACCGCTGCGCAGCGGCTCGAACACGAGAAAGAGCAGAAGGGCTGGTCGCGCTATTGGGAACTCTCCGACCCGAAGACGCTCAACGCGACGAGCGAGAACGCGCTGCAGGCGATGCGCGGCGAGCTCGGCGACGAACACGTCAACCGGCTGCTCGCTGGCAAGCGGCAGCTCCAGAAGGGCGACGACAAGGTGCGCGCGGCGACCATCGACGACGATCTCTTCAAGACGATCGCGAGCGGCGCCGGCCTGCATCCCTACGAGACGAAGGGCAAGACCGAAGCACAGAACGCCGAGCTCGGGCAGCTCCGCGCGGCGGTCGAGGCGCGCATCGACCAGGAGCAGCAGGCGAAGGGCAAAGAGCTGACGCGCAGCGAGAAGGAAGCGGTGATGCACGAGATGGTCGACAAAAAGGTCTACCTGAACGTGTGGGGCCGCGACCCGCAGACGATTGCCGCGCTGGTGACGAACCCCGAAAACCGCGCGATCGCCTACGTGCCGATCAAGGACATTCACCCGAACAAGCTGACGCAGTATCTGAACTACGCGCGCAGCCTCGGGGCGGCACAGCAGCGCATGAGCGACGCGGATCTGCAGCAGCGATACAGCGATCGGTTCCAGCACGCGGAGGCGCTGCGGCTGCTCGGCGCGAAAGACGAGGAGATCGCGGCCGCCATCCGCGGGCAATAGGATGGCCGACGAACAGCTCACACCGGGGAACATCGACCTGCGCGCGCAGCCGCGCGTGAAGAACCCTGACGGCTCGACGTCGACGGTCGACTCGATCGGCGTCGGCCTGGACGGCAAGCAGTATCTGCTGCCGACCGTGACGCCTGACGGCCGGCACTTCGCCGGCACCGAGGAAGAACGCGCGCAGCAGGCGATCGACGAGTTCCGCCGCACCGGCAAGCACCTCGGGATCTTCTCGGACGTCCTGAGCTCGAACCGCTACGCCGAGCAGCTGCACAACGACTACGCCGCCGGCAAATACGATCCGCCGCCGGTCGGCACCACGGCGCCGAGCTCGCCGGCGTTCGGCTTGTCGAGCGACCCGCTCGCGCAGGATCGGCTGAAGGAAGCAGTCGGCCGCGCGCCATCGACGCCGCCAGCGCAGGCCGCGCGTATCCTGAACCTACAGCTCAGGACCGGCCTGCCGGCGGAAGTCATCGAGCGCAACCTCGACGAGATTGAGAAGCAGGCGGCGCGCTCGGATTTCGACCCGGTGAAGTTCCGGCGCGAGTCGCCGGCGCTCGCGTCCTGGCTGGAGAAGCGGCCGCTCAACGCGCCGGCGGCGCAGGACGATCTCGCGCCGCTGACGTCGACCGAGCGCGCGCTGCAGATCGTCACGCACTCGGCGCGCACCGCGGCCGCGGCGCTCTACAAAGGCGCCGACCTGGGCGCCTGGTCGGGCCTGGAGCTCGTCGGCGATCTGCTGATCAAGGTGAACCCCGGCAGTCCGGTCGGCTACTGGCTGCGCGAGAAAGGGCAATACGCGAACGCTGTCGCCGAGCACAAGGCGGTCGGCATCCGCGGCCCGGCGCCGCAAGATCCGGGGCTGATCGAGCGCAACATCTACGGCGCCGCCGAGTCGATCGGGCAGTCGGGCCCGATCCTCGCGAGCTCTGTGCTCCTGGGCGGCGGCCCGGCGGTCGAGCGTCTGAGCCTCGGCCTGATGGGCGCACAGACCGGCCTGCCGGCCTACAGCCAGGCGCGGGCGGCCGGCAAGGGTGTCGTCGAGTCGATGGCGTTCGGCGGCGCGCAGGGCGCTGTGGAGGCCTGGACGGAGGCCCTACCGCTGCACACCCTGCTCGGCAACATCGGGGCCCGCAAGGGCATCCTCGCCAGCACGATCAAGCAAATGCTGCCGGAAGTCGCCGGCGAGGAGATCGCGACCGCGCTGCAGGATCTCGACGAGTGGGCAACGCTGCACCCCGACCGGCCCTTCAGCGACTACATCAAGGACCGGCCGCAGGCGTTCGTCGACACGGCGCTCGCGACCATCCTCGCGACCGGCGCGCAAACCGGCGCCCTGCACGGCCTGGCGCGCGTGATGGGCGGTCTGACGACGGGCCCGACCTTGGAGCACCTCGGCGAGCAGGTGAAGCAGACGGGCCTCGCGACGAGCTCGCCCGGCACCTACGAGGATTTCATCCGGCACGTCACGACCGACAGCTCAGAAGAGGTGCACGCGCCGCTTGAGTCCTGGGATACCTACTGGCAGGAGCACGGCGTCGACCCGGTCGCGAAGGCCGCCGAGGTGACAGGCTCACCTGGGGCGTATGCGCAGGCGCAGGCGGAAGGCCGCGACCTGGCGATCCCGACCGCGCGCTACCTGACGCAGATCGCGAACACCGAGCACAATGCTTTCTTCAAAGACGAGATCCGCTTCGGCATCGACAGCCTGAACACGCGCGAGGCGAAGGCCGCGCTCGACGACATCAAGCACGCCGAGCCGCCCGCCGGTGAGGAGCGTAACCTACAGCACGAGCAGCTCGTGCAGCGACTGACCGAGGGCGGGCAGTTCACGCCGGCGCAGGCCGAGAAGCAGGCGCGACTCGTCGAGTCGGTCGTCGAGCACCTGGCGCAGCGCGAAGGCGCCGATCCGCACGCGGCCGCGCAGGAGCTCCTCGACCGCATGGGCATCACGCGGCCCGAGGCGCCGCCGGCCGTCGCCGGCGAGACGACCGAGCTCGGACAGCCTGACCTGACGCTCGAAGAGCGCAAGCGCATCGCCGTCGAGGGCACACCGCAAGAGTTCCGCGGCCAGGCGCTCAGGGCCTACGAGATGCGGCTCGAAGCGCAGGCGGCCAAAGGTCGCGGCATCAAGCAGCCGCACGCCGTCTTCCTCGGCTTCGGCCCTGACGGGCCGCTCTACAACGTCGTCGGCGGACCATTCGATCGCAGCACGAAGAGTGCGAAGGGCCTGCAGGATCTCGGCATCGCGATCCCTGAGACACCGGCTGACACCGGCGAACGTCTGAACGGAGCACAGCTCCGCGAGCTCGCACTCAAGGCGCGCGGGGAACAGGCCCCCGCGCCGGCGCCAGGGTCTTTCGAGGAGACGCTCGCAGCGTTCGGCGGCAGCGGACACCCGGAGAGCGCCGACTACGTCGGCAAGGTGCTCGGCGCCGCCGGCACGGGCACGCCAGGGCTCAGCGTCGAGGCCGTTGCCGGCGAGTCGACGGCCGACCTGAACGCGCAGCGCATCGTCTACCGCGGCAAGGACGGCACGCCGATCGCCGTCGCGAAGGTTGTGCACGACAGCCAGGGCAACGCGCTCGTGATGGATCTGGCGGCCGACAAGAGCAAGGGCCTGCTGACCGGCCGCGCGATGCAGGCGATCGGGAAGCGGCTGATCAGCATCGGCGCGACGGCGCCGGCTGGCACGATCTCGAAAGACGCGCAGAACTTCGTCAACCGCCTGCAGGCCGAACAGCCGTCGACGTTCTTTCAAACCGCGCCGACCGCGGCCGAGATGTTCTACAGCCGCATCCGGCGCGCGGTCGAGGAGTCGAAGAACAAAGCGGCGACCGGGCAGCAGTGGAAAGCGACCGTCAAGAACGCGAAGGCCGGCATCAACGCCGACGAGTTCGCGCTGACGCGCGTCGCCGATCTCGAAGACGGCAAACGCTACACGCAGCAGGAAGTGCTCGACTACCTGGCGGCGAACGAAATCAAGCTCGAAGACGTCACGCTCGGCGAGGAAGGCGCCGACGAGCAAAGCGAGGAAGAGTATCAGGAGCAGCTCGACGAGCTCACCGACGAGATCGAGAACGAAATGATCGAGGAGGAAATTAAAGACCTGCTCGACAACATGGAGAACGATCTCACGCCGGTCGAAGTGATGGGCGAGGAGCTCGAAGACGAGAACGGCGAGGGCACCGGGCAGACGGTCTACGTGCTGCTCGATGAAAACGGCGATCACATCGAAGACGAAAGCAGCTACTACGAAACGCGCGAGGAAGCGCAGCGCGTTGCCGACCGCATGGATCGCGACCGCGCTGCGTCCGAGCGTGAGGAGTCCTACGATTGGGCCCGCGACCGTGCGATCGAACACGTCGACCGCGACGACGCGCGCGAGCAGGCGCAGCGTCGGCTCGAACGCCAGGGCATCCGCCGCCCCGACGACGAGGTGCGCACGCGCTACGGGCAATACGTCGAGCCGGGCGGGCAGAAGGGCAGCTATCGCGAGGTGTTCCTGACGCTGCCGATGGATCGCGTTGGCGGCCGCTTCACCTTCACGCCGTCACACCTGGAGATCAAGCGCCGGCTGATGACGACGACGAAGGGCGAGGTGACGCTGACGTATCGAACGAACGACGGCGACGTGCATCACCTCGGCACGTTTGAAGACAAGCCGGTGCTCGGCTACGCGGTGCGGATGCTCGACGAACACGGTGAGCCGCTGCGCACGCCTGGCGAAGAGCCGCACGACACCGGCCGCGAGATCCCGGCGGATTGGTATGACCGAGGCAACCGCGGCGAGACGGCACCGAACCCGGTGACGGCGCTCGAACGCGCGAACCGCAAGGCGACCGAGCTACAGCAGGGGATCGATAACGCCGGCCTCGAAGATCGCAGCGTCGAAGTCCGCACCGAGTATCGAATGCTCGGCGACGAACACTGGCAGGAAGTCGCCGAAGCCATCCTGCGCAAGACGCTGGCGGACCCGCGGAAGCTGGCGCCCGAGGGATGGGTCGACGGTCACGACGAATACGAGGGCATCGAAAACCCGATCGTGCGGCTGCGGCTGAACACGCGCATCGACCGCGCGAGCGGTGCGCCGATCCTCTTTCTCGAAGAGGTGCAGACGCCGCACGCCGACGAGTTCGCGAAGATGCCCGAGCTGCTGCGGAAGAATTGGCGCACGCTCGCCTTCAAGTGGGCCCTGCGCTACGCCGTCGATCACGACCTGGCGGCCGTCGCCTGGACAACCGGCGATCAGCAGGCCAAGCGATACAACCTCGCGGCGGTCGTCACCTCGATCGCGTGGAAAGAAAACCGGCCGGATGTATCGAGTTTTGAGAAGGGCGCGCGCCGCTTCGTGTCGGTCGAGACAACGCGCGGCGACAACATCCGGCTCTATGTGGATCACGCCGGCAAGATCATCGAGGGCGCACCGAGCCATCGCACCGACGACCTGGTCGGCCGCAACCTCTCCGAAGCGATCGGCGAGGACGTCTCGAAGCGCATCCTGTCTGAGATCGAAGGCGCCATCACCGGCAACGAGCTCGGGAAGATCGGCGGCGAAGGCCTGCGCCGGCTCTACGACGTGGATTTCATCAACGTCGTCAACGGCCTGCCTGCGGTCAAGCGCAACGGCGGCCGCGTCAGCGAGGTGCACGTCGACATCCCGAACGAGAAGGGCACGCGCGAATGGGTCGGGCCTGACCTGACGGCTTCGCAGGTCCGCAACATCATGCACGAGAAATACGGCGAGTTCGCCGAGGGCGAGGCCTACGACACGCGCACGCACCGGCAGATGCTCGACAACATCGCGCGCGGCATGGAGCGCGGGCAGACGCTGGCGATCGCGCTCGAAAACTACGGCGGGATGTCGGCGGCGCAGGTGCTCGGCGGCGAGCTGCGGCTCAAGGGACCGGAAGCCAGCCGGCAGCCGGCGGTCGTCATCACGCCGCAGATGCGCGAGTCGATCCTCGGCGGGCAACCGCTGTTCCAAGGGGGGCAGACGCCTGAGCGCCGCGGCTTCATTCAGTTCGGGCCCGGCGATCGCATCAACATCGGGCTGCTGCCGAGCGCGGATCTCTCGACGTTCCTGCACGAGACAGGGCACCTGTTCTTCAAGCTGCTGGACGAGTCGGCGACCCGGCTCGCGGCGCTCGACCCGGCGACGCTCACGCCGAGCCAGGCCGGCATCATCGCCGATCGGGATGCTGCCCTAAAGTGGGCGGGAGTGGAAAAAGGTGGAGCCATCACCACGGCGGCACACGAGAAGCTGGCCGAGGGCTTCATCGACTACCTGCACGAAGGGAAGGCTCCGAGCCTGGAGCTGCAAAGTTTCTTCCAGACGTTCCGCGCCTGGCTGACGGCGGTGTATCAGTCGCTGAAGCGGCTGAACGTGCAGCTCACCCCCGAGGTGCGCGGCGTGTTCGATCGGCTGCTGGCGAGCGACGCCGCCATCGCCGAGGCCGAGCGCACCCGCGGCTACGTGCAGATGTTCGCGACCGCCGAAGACATGGGCGTCACGCCGGCCGAGTTCGCGCTCTACGAGAAAGCGACCGCGCGCGAGCGCGCCACGGCGATCGGCAACCTCGACGCGCGGCTGATGCAGGAAGTCGAGCGCGAGCGCACGGCGATCTGGACCGCGCAGCGCATGGCGACGCGCGACCAGGTCAAGACCGAGCTGCAGGCGATGCCCGTCTACCGCGCGCTGGCGGCGATGCAATACGGCACGCAGGCGAACGGCGAACCGATTCCCGGCCTGAAGGAAGACGGCCCGCTGCGGCTCTCGAAGGATCAGCTCGTCGCAACCTACGGCGCCGCGCGCGTGCGCGAGCTCGGGCGCATCCGGCCCTACATCTACCAGGTCGAGGGCGGCCTCGGGCCTGAGTATGTCGCCGAGCTCGCCGGCTTCAGCAGCGGCGACGAGATGCTCAAGGCCGTCACCGCGGCGCCGCCGATTCGCGTCGCGATCGAGAACGAGACGAACGCACGAATGCTGCGCGACAACGGCAGCATTCAACTCGACGGCTCGCTGCCGGCGATCGCGCAGGCGGAAACGGCGAACCTCGTGCACGACGAAGTGCTGCGCCTGGAGCTGAAGGCGCTCAACAACCTGCGCAAGACCGTGTCGCCGTTCGTCAAACTGCAGAAGGCGATCTCGGAAGGCGCGGCCGCGGAAGAGATCGACCGACTCACCGCGCAGGTGCGCAAGCTGAAAGAGTCGACCCGCGGCGGCGCCGCGACGATCCGCGCCGGCTTGCCGAACGAGCAGGCGGTGCGCGGGCTCGCGCGCGATCGCATTGGTGCGCTGCCCATCCGCCGGATTCAGCCGCAAGCGTTCTGGTCGACGGCGCGGCGGGCATCGCTCGCGTCGACGGAGAAAGCCGCGCGCCAGGATTTCGACGGCGCCATCCTCGCGAAGCAGCAGGAGATCCTGAACCTCGCCATGTATCGCGAGGCGCAGAAGACGCAAGAGGAAGTCGCGACGCGGATCGATTTCGTGAAGCGGCTCGACTCGCAGGCCAGCCGCAAGCGCATAGGCCTCGCCGGCGCCAGCTACCAGGATCAGATCGACGGCATCCTCGACCGCTTCGAGTTCGCGAAGGTGTCACAGAAGGCGCTCGACCGACGCGCCGCGCTCTCGAAGTGGGCCGCCGGCGTCGAGGCGCAGGGCTACACCGTCGATCTGCCCGAGGGCCTGCTCGACGAAGCCAGGCGGAAGAACTACCAGGAGATGAGCGTCGACGAGTTCATGGGCGTGACCGATGGGCTCTATCACATCGAGCACCTGGCGAGCCTCAAGAACCAACTGCTCACCGCGAAGGATCAGCGCGAGTTCAGCGCCGAGCGCGACCAGGTGAGCGGCAACATCCTGGCGGTGAACCCGAAGCGGCCGCCGAAACTCGAAGACAAGCCATCCGATAAAAAGTGGCGGAAGTTCGGCGACTACGTCGCGAGTCACCGGAAGATCGCGCTGATCGCGCAGGCGCTCGACAACTACGTCGACGGCGGCCCGTTCTGGTCGGCCTTCATGCAGCCGATCAACGCGGCCGCGGATGCGAAAGAGGCGCGCTCGCGTGTCGAGGGCACGGCCTACGCCGCCATCGTCGCGAAGCACTACCCCGGCCGCGCGCTGTGGGATCTGCACACGCCGCGCTTCGTGCCGGCGCTGAATGACAGCGTATCGAAGAACCTCGCGATCGCCGTCGCGATGAATTGGGGCAACGAGCACGGGCGCGAGCGCGTGCTCAACGACCCGACGCGCAAGTTCGACGACGCGCAGGTCGTCGCCATCCTCGACCTGCTCGATCAAAACGACTGGAACTTCGTGCAAGCGCATTGGGATTACCTCGACCACTTCTGGCCCGAGATCGCCGCGAAGATGCAGCGCACGACGGGCGTCGAACCGGAGAAGGTTGCGCCGCTGCCGGTCTACACGAAATACGGCACGTTCCGCGGCGGCTATCACCCGCTCGTGTATGACTCGACGCGCAGCGCGACGGCGCAGGGCTTCGCGCAGGCCGAGGCTGGCAAGGCGCTCACCGCCGGCGCCTACGTGCGCACGACGACGCGGCGCGGCTTCACGAAGACGAGGCAGGAGCACACCGGCCTGCCGCTGAAGCTCGACATGGGCGTCGCCTTCGCGCACATCGACCAGGTCGTGCACGACCTGACGCATCACGAGATGCTGATCGACGTCACGCGGCTGCTGCGCGATCCGAAAGTGTCGAAGGCGATTTACGACACCGCCGGCGATCAGATTTACGAGCAGCTCAAGAACTCGCTCGAAGACATCGCGAAGGGGAACCTGTCGCCGCCTGGCAAGCCTACGCCGATGGATCAGGGCGCGACCTGGCTGCGGCAGCGCACGCAGATCGCCTCGATGGCGTTCAATGTGTGGACGTCGATCCAACAGCCGATCGGCCTCTTCAACGGTATGGACCGCGTCGGCGTGACGTGGGTCGCGAAGGGCGCGAAGCGATGGCTGCGTGACGCCGTCGCAATGGAGAGCACGACGCAATGGATCGCGGAGAAGTCGCCGATGATGGCGGGCCGCGTGACGACGGCGACGCAGGATCTGCACGATCTGCGTGCGGCGTATCAGGAAACCGGCGGCTGGTTCGATCGCCTGGTGCGCACGGTGAGCTCGGACAAGCTGACGCAGGCGGCGCTGACCGATTCGTTCCTCTGGCACATCAGCGTCGCGCAGCGCGTGGCCGATGTGCCGACCTGGCTCGGGCAATATGAGAAGAGCCTCGCCGCCGGCGAGTCGGAAGAGCGCGCCATCGCGATCGCCGATCAGGCGGTGCTCGACAGCCAGGGCGGCGGGCAGATCAAGGATCTCGCGAAGGTGCAGCGCGGCGGCCCGATCGCGCGGGCGTTTATGACGTTCGCGAGCTACGGCGTCACCGTCTTCAACGCGGCGTATCGCAACGTTGACATCGCGCGGCGCTCAGGGCTGAAAGACCCGGCGACCATCCTGAAACTGATCGGGCACATGGGGCTGCTCTACGCGATGCCGGCGCTCTTCACGATCGCGCTGAAGCACGCCAGCGGCCGCGGCGGCGACGACGACGATCCGCTCAACTGGTTCAGCCAGGTCGCCGGCGAGATGGCATCGAGCGCGCTGTCGGGCCTCGTCTACATGCGCGAGGCCGCCGGTGCGGCGCAGATCGCGCTCGGCCTCGACACGACTGCGCGCGGCTACTCGGGCCCCGCGGTGTTCCGGCCGGTGCAGGTCGCGTATGATGTCGCGACACAAGTGAAGCAGGGCGAGGCCGATTCCGGCTTCTGGCACGCGGTCAACCAGGGCGCGGGCTACCTGTTCATGTATCCCGCGACGCAAGTGCAGAAGACCGTCGACGGTGCGCGCGCTCTCTATGAGGGCCGCACCTCGAACCCCGCGGCGCTCATTTTCGGGCCGCCGCCAAAGGAGTGATATGGGCGGCAAGCTGAATCAGAACACTGGCGAGATTCTCAGCCCGAGCATCGACACGCGGCGCGAGATCGCTTTCGATCCCTGGCAGCTCGCGACGCTGCTCGAACAGATGGCGCAGAAGGCGACGTCGGAAGCGCGGATCTCGCTGAAGCCGACGACGCCTGTCGTGCGGATGACGATGACGATCGCTGACGCGGTGAAGCTGGCGGCGATCCTGAAGTCGGTGCCGCGCATCAACTGATGGCCCGCGACAAGGTTCAGAAGGTCGGCACGCACCGCACCCGCATCCCGATCGGGATACAGGACGGCACCGGCCTCATTGCGCAGATCATCGACGATCTGACGGTGAATTTCTTCGGGCCCTTCGAGACGCGCATCACGAACCTCGAAAACGCCGTCGCGCAGTTTGTCGCCGGCGAGGTGCAGAGCGTCGAGATCGATCTCCCGCGCCGGCGCAGCGGGCAGCTCAAGGTCGCGGGGCTCTTCCTCGCGGCGCAGGTCGGGGCGCCCGTGCTCGTCGGCCAGGGTTCACCGCTCGACGATCTCGACGGCGTCGTGCTGTTCGCCGGCCAGGTGCTCGACACGCACACGCTGCAGATCGTTTGGCAGTCGGCGAGTCTTCCCCCGCGCAGGGTGCGGATCAACTACATCATCGGCAACCGACAGGAGTAGTCACATGAGCGTCATCGAATCCCCGAACGACCCGCGCATTCTGCTCGAAGTCGATCCGTCGTTCGGCGCCGCCCGCTTTAGCGTCCGCCCGATCGAATACCGCACGAAAGACGGTTCGCTCGTCGGCGGGCACTATCGCACCTCGTTCTCGACGGGGCTCACGACCGGCATCGCGGCTGCGGGCGCGCTCGCCTCGATGCGCTGGACGTCCGACAATCTGCTCTTCGTGCTCGGCCGGCTGCGTGCGTTCGCGGTGATCTCGACGGCGTTCACGACCGGCCAGGAGACGAGCGTCGACCTGGTGAAGATGAACGGCTTCACCGCGGCCGACTCTGGCGGCACCGATCTGCTGCCCGCGATCGCCGCCGGCGCCGGCCGGAAACGTGGCACGATGCAGCCGTCGCGCATTCAGGATCTGCGCGTCGCCGGCGCTGCGGCGCTTGGCGCCGGCACGGGCACACCAGACGGCGCAGCGTGCGGCGCCGCCGTGCTCAATACCGGCAACGTCGTCGGCGCGGCTGCCGCCGAGGAGCTGATGCACATCGGCGCGATGGCTGAGCATCCGCTCACGCTCGCGAAGAATGAAGGGTTCCGCATCCGCAACCTCTTCGCGCAGGGCGCAGTCGGCGTCGTGCGATTTACGTTCGTCATGGATTGGGCTGAGGTGCCGGTCTACTAAACTAGGACCGGCGGACAACAAGGGAGGGATCGAAATGACTGAAGAGACAGCGAGCGCGAAGAAACCGAAGAAGGAGCACCATCAGCACCAGGCGATGCGGACCAAAGCGATCACGAAGATCCGCAAGCACAGCGACGCCGGCGCGCGGCTCGAAGAATTTCTCAAGGACGAAGTCGAGAACTTCGAGGCGATGTATGCCGACGCGATGACCGTCGTCGCCAGCGCGCCGACGATGACGCAAGCGCAGCTCCTCGAAAACATCCGCAAGGTGTTCAACGAGCTGCGGCTCGCGATCGATGATCGCAAGGGTGACATCCCCGAGATCATCGACCTGGTCGCACACGGCAAGGTGCCGAAGGATCAGAAGCCAGGGTCGGCCGGCGCCGGCGAAGAGAGCAAGGGGTAACTGATGCCGTTCAGTTGGGGCGGCGTCACGCTGGCGATCGAAGGCGCGCGGATCATGTGGCTGATGTATCTCGGCGCCTGGGCCGTCGTCTTGATCGCGTGTGGTGTGACGTCGCTCCTGCTGAAGCTGGTGAGAGGATCACATGGCTGAGCGACCGCTTGCGTTCATCATCGAGGGAAAGCCGAACATCCCGATCCAGCTCGAACGCAATGACGGCTTCGATCAGACGGTGCCGACCAACGGCGACGGCTACGCGCTCTTCGCCGTCGTGCCTGAATCGCCGTGGGATGTGAACATCCACATACACGCCGCCGGCTTCGAGCCTTACGACCACGTCCTGAGCTCCCTGATCCCTGGCGGGATTCCCGCCGGCGGGCACAACCTCTTTGTCGGTCAGCCGTCGCATCCGATCACGCCCGGCTTCGACATCGTGCTGCCGCCGCTCAAGTCGAGCGCGCTGCCGCGCATCGTCGCCGGCCGATTCGATTTCTTCACCGAGCACGGGCAGCGGCACGTGATCGTCGGCTCGACGGAGCTGATGCTCGGCTGGCGCTACGATCTCGAAGGCGCCGACGCGATCCGGCCGGTGCTCGAACAACGGCGCGCGCTGCGCTTCAACAACCTGCGCGTGCTCTGGCAGAAAGGGCCCGGCAGCAACGGGCTCACCGCGCCCTGGCAGATGCCCACGGCGAAGATGCGCAGCTTCCTCTCGCTGCTCGCCGAGTATGGCTTCTACTGCGAGGGCTGCATCCTGGCCGATCAGCAATCCTTCAGCGACCCGCACGTGCGCGTCGACGGCGTCAGGGCGGCGACAGCCGGCATCACGAACCACTTCGAGCAGCTCGGGAACGAGTATCAAAAGAACGGCTTCGAGCCGCGAGACTTCAGCCGGCCGACTGACCGGCTCGCGACGAACGCCTCGGCCGTCACCGGCGGCGCCGACGCGCAGCCGTATTGGGATTACTTCACCTTCAGCGGCGAGCGCGATCCGGCGCAGAAAGCGATCCGCGAATATGGCCCGATCGAGTTCATCGCCGGCGCCGGTGCATGGGGCGGCCTGGTCGCCATCTGCGGCGAGGGCTTCAAGCCGGGGCAGACGTCGAGCGACCCGAGGGCCTTCTACGCGGCCGGCGCGCAGGCCCGCAGCGCCTGCGGCGGCCGGTATCATACCGATGCAGGGACGGCCGGCAACTGTCGGCTTTTTAACACCCTGGAGCTGACGTGCGGCCGCGCCTTCACCGAGGGCCTGCTCGGCTGAGCTCTTGCAATGTTCCACGTGGAACATCTGCGCAGCAGCGTGCAGCGGCGGCCGGGCGTAACGATTCTGTTGCCAACGGCTGAGAAGGGCGTAAACTCTTGATGCCACACCGACTACTCGGGCCGGGCAGCGTGTTCATCGACGCCCTGCGGGCGTCAGTTGCCGCCGGCGCGATCTTCATCGCGGGGCTAGTAACGACGTCCGACTATCAGGGGGGGAAGGCTGTGCCGCCAGTCTCAGGCACCGAGGGGCTGCTCGAAATGGCGATCCGGCAGGGCGGGCTGCTGCTCGTGCTGGTCGTCGTCCTGTTCTTCTACCGTCGCGACTACGTCAAGCTGACGGATTTCTGGCAGAAGCAAAGCGACCAGTGGGCGACGCAGACGGCGATGCTCGTCGAGCTCACCAAGGGCACGACCAGGGCACTCACTGACGACGCCGCGGCGACGCGCGAGATGTCGATCGTCATGCACCAGGCGAAGAACGTGATGGCGGCGTATCTGCCTGGCCGACGCGACGATGACATCAGTCGCCGGCCGTCGTGACTTGTTGACAACATCGCACCCCGCAGCTACCCTACCGGCATGAAAGTCATCACCGGGCGGGCATCCATTTACCGAGGAAAAAAAGGCGGCGACCGCGTGCAGGGCGTGCTGACGCCGGCGACGTCGACCCGCTTCGAGCACGTCCGCAAGCGGCTCGCGAAGGTCGCGACGCGCGAAGTCGAGGAGACAAGCGACGCCGACGTGATCATCTTCCTGACGCGCTGCCAGCAGATCGGCACGCGCGAGGCCGAGCAGGAAGTCGAAGAGCTCGTCGAAGAGGCAGAGGCCACAAGGCAGAAAGGGAAGGTAGCGTGATGGCGAAGAAAGACCCGAACCACGAGGCGCAGGTCGCGGCGGCGCAGGCGGCGGCGCGCGCATTCGCGGCGAACCCGTCAGCGGAGACGGCACGCCAACTGCGCACGGCGATCGATGCGATCGTGTGGGATGACTAGGAGCTAGAAACAGAAGCGGCCGCCCGTGTGGAAGCGGGCGGCCGCCAAGCGAAGGGGACAGCAAGCGAACCGAGAACCTCGCTAGCCTACCCGAAAAAGGAACCCGATGACAACCAAACGAAAGAAAGCGGCGAAGCCGTCGACGGCGCTCGCGCGCCGGCCCGTGCGTCGCGTCGAGCAGCACGGGGATCTCGTCGTGCGCCGGCGCTCGCAGCTCGTCGCCACGCAGGCCGCGGAAGTTTCCCGACAGTCGGGAAGTGAGCTGAACGTGCTCGGCGAGGAGACGGCGCTCGGCGCGCTCGGCCTGGTCGAGATCAAGCTGACGAAGGCGGAAGAGAAAGTGCTCGCCGAGCCGGTGCGCGTCGACGACGTCGAGATCAAGCCGAACGGCCGGCCGTTCCTCTCACACCCCGGATATACG